GCCTACGGTGGAGTTGTCGGAGTTCTTGAGTAGGCCAGTGTAGGTCGATGCAACGCTACTGCCTGTGAGTGGTGTTCCCATATCAGTTCTTCGGTAAAACGTACCAACCTGCTGGCAGAACCACCTTAGATGGCCCCACCAGCTTCTTATCAGAATCGAATCCGTAGACGCTAGCCGTTGTAGGCTTGGCAAGCATCACCGGATCACCGCTTGGCACCAGGACCACCTTCGTCTGCTGGCAACCCAGGCAGATCGGCAACACGAGCAGCCAGATCATCCTTGAGGGGTTGAGGTGCTTTGCCATGTTGCACATCGGTGGATGGTGTTTCGCGGAACCAGTCAAGCAGGGCCTTGAGGATCTGGTAGATCCAGTTCACGCCTTAGGGTCGATGGTAGCGGTCTTGTCGGCATCTTTGGCCATAATCAGGCCGAGGCCAGCAGTGACCGCGGCAATGGTCGAGGCGATGTCGATGTTGGTGCTGGGATCACCGTCGAAGGCAGCCCGTAAGGCCCCGCCAACAGCGACAAGGATGGCACCGACACCGGCGAGAGTTGTTTTTGTGTTTTTCATTTGGATTTGAACAGCCTATAGGCTCCGTAACAGGCGCAGGCTAAGCCAATGAGCGCGGTGATAAGCTGAACCCAGTCGGTAAGCCACGGAATAAACGAAACAGCGGTGGCACCTGCCGCTGCTGCTAGGCTTAGTCCAGGGCTGGTGCTGCTGTTCGTTGGTTCCATTACTCGGATTTAGGCTGTGCGGCTGCGAGGATGATGTCTGCCAGAGGAACGCCAACCTTAGCGTTCTGATAGCCACCGGCCTTGATGGCAATGTCGATGAGTTGGAGGAGGCTGTTGGCCTGCTCTTGTGTGAGTTCTATCTTGATCATACGACGGGAGCGTCAGCGATAACCACAGGCTCCGCAACCTTAACCGGAGGCGGCACCGGCACCCACGGCAACGGCAGTGTAATCACCGGAGGATTGATCTGATTCTCGATCTGCTGCGTGACGTTTGCTTCGATGGCGGTCTTATCGACACCGTTGGCGTAGCACCAGTTCAAGACCTGCGCTTCGGTCAGTTGATCGTAAGGCGTGAACTCACCACTCGGCGGTTGGAACGAGCATGAGCCGTAGCAAGTGCCGCTGTAGGTTTCGTCAGTGCCGTTGCATCGCCAATCGGCGGTGATTACGACATCGGTAAGGGAGCCTTCGGTGGGCTTAACCAACAGGCGTTCGATGATCCAGAGGATGGTCATAAATTAGCGGGCTTCGAGGGTTTGGACGCGGGCGGTGAGTTCTTGGATGGCTTTCACCAGCACAGGAATAAGGTCTTGGCGAACGGACTTGTACGGAGCTTCGCCTTCGGGAGCAGGGTCTTTCCACTCGTCTACGAGATTGGGGAACACAGTCTCAAACTCTTGAGCAATGAAACCCCTGTCACCTTTGATGTCCTTACCTTTGCCAGCCTTCCAATCAAACTTGCGCGGTTTGAGGGCCAGAATCGCATTCAAACCAACGTCGATGTCTTGGACGTTTTCCTTTAGTCGAGCATCGGAGATGGCAGTTATAGTTGCATTAGTGGCATTAACCGTTCCGGCTGCGCTAACAAAAAACCGATAGGCACTAGCAGTCGTATTGTAAATGTTGAGATTATCAAGATTTGCCGTCGCACCGTTAATTTGACCGGTTGCTGTAAGTTCGCAACCAAGAGTGGTTGCGCTGAGCGTAGTCTTTTTTACCAGCAAATTCCCACTCGTATCTACAGTAGCTCTAACCGTGTTGTTGGTTATGAGGTGCAGATTGGTGCTGTTTGAAGAACCAATTACAGAGCCGTAGGCAGTGGCACCTGAAATTGCTGATCCGGCACTGTTGTCTACGCCAAAGTATAGACTGCCACCAGTGTTTGAGAACTGTCCAAGATTGTATGCAGTGGTTGTCCCAGTTGACAGAAACGAAACAGCTCCGGTTGCTGCCGTATTGTTGACTGTCAGCTTGTTGGTTACGCTACCACCAATCCCCAACCCCGTGGAGTTCAGGGTCATGGCGGTGGTGCCAGCTACGGACCAAGTGGCAGTACCATCGGAAGCGATAGTATATTTGTCAGAATACCCAGAACCGGGAGTCTGAATTGCAAAAGTTCCGCTGGTAACTCCAAGATATGCTAATCCAGAACCAGAACCGTCTTCTAGTCCAATAAATGCACCGTTTGATCCTGTTCGCTTAAAAACAGCGAGGGTTCCTGAGGTTGAAGTAACGTCAAACGGATTTACGGGACTCGCCGTACCAATACCCACCCGATTGTTCGTCGAATCAACCTTCAGCGTACTCGTGTCCACCGTCAGATCGCCGGTAATGGTGGCGGAGGCGAGGGTAGAAGCTCCAGTCACACCCAGCGTCGTACCCACCGTAGCCGCGCCGGTGATGGTGGCGGAGGCGAGGGTGGCGGGGCCGCCGGAGCCTAGGATCTGGTTGGGGGTGATTTTATACGTTGTTCCACCTTGAACCACGGGCAACACATCGGTTGCCGGGACAACGGTGACTATTGAACCAAGTTGTGAAATCTTAAGGTCTGCCATATTAGTAAATTGCTAAAACGAGTTTACCGAGATCCTCCTGCACCAAAAACTCACCGCTTTCAGCCAGGAGAGAATCGAATGTTCCAAAAGTGATGACCAGGTGACCGCCGTCTTCTTGCACCAGGTAGTCGCCGTTCTCGCAAAGGATGTCGCGCCGCTCGATGGGAGGATCAGGCGGAACTCCACCAGCGCCAATGCGCCGGTAGGATCCTAGTCCTAGTCCTAGTCCAAGGCGTGCCATTATCAGCCGTACTTACGGTTGTAGGCCACCACAGAGCCGCTTGAAATCGCAATTGAGGTCCACACACCCGGAAGCTCATCGCCAGCCTGTATCGTCACGCCAGCGGGAAAGTTGGTGATGTTGGACACGGTAGCGCCGAGGATGGTGATCTCAAGCGCGTGGATGGACTGGAAGTTACCGGTCACAGTGCCGGATGCACTGGAGATGTACTTGCCACCGTATTCGCCGGCGAGCTGACGATTAGATCCAACATTCATAATGGAAATTTCTGACTGCTTCTTTTGGCTCCTTCAAACCCAACTTGCAAGCGAGTACCTCCCGATTTTACACGCACCTCGGGATTGTCGCGCTCGACCTCTCGCAGGAACTGGCCATCCCTCCAGCAATCGTACCCGAGGCGAGTGCCCCAGGCGTGGTAGAGGGTTGGGTCAATACGCATCCGCAATCGTCCGATGCCATCAATAGACCGTATGTCTCGTTGAGAATCCTTGGCGATGCGCTTCTGGTCTATTCCAGCCTTCACCCAGTCCTTCTGGATGCCTTTCTGGAACTCTTTGATGACTGCAATGCGGAGTTCTCCGGGAAGATCGTCCAGAGCGTTTGCGATGACTGAAGATGCGGTTGGTTTCATTCTAAAAAAGAAGGGAGGCCCCCGGAAATTTCCAGTAGCCTCCCCCAATTTGCAACCAAAGATTAGGTTGTACCGTTGAACATACCGAAGCCAGACGGGTTCTTACAAACCAGACCAGCGATAGCTTCAACCAAACGAGCAGGACCGCCGCCGGCGTCAGGCAGCGTCTTAACCTGGGGCAACTTGGCATAGCGCACCTCGACCATGTCCATGGGGATGATGTAGCCCTTGGTGGCTTGAGCAACAAACGTGGTTCCATCTTTACCACCCACAAAAGTAGACGGATGCAAAATAAGCCGTCCAAAGTCGCCCTCGAAAATGTCGATTGAAGACTTGAATGTGTCGCTAGCCAGGTCTTGGTTGAAGGTGCGGACGCTGGTCTGCGTGTAGGTATTAGTGGTTCCACTACCGTTTGCAACAGAACCAGAAGCCGTCAGGTTGGTGAACGCACGCTTGAGCGTGGAACCCAAGATACAGTCGTAGTCGCGGAAGGTGCCGGTGTTGCCGTAGATGGCAGTCAGCACGTTCTGGATGACGGCTTCGGTGATCGAAGCCGTAGCAGTGTCGATAACAGCGCCGGAGGCCGGCTTAAACTGTGATCCACTAGCCACCGCGCCGATATTGGCCGCAGAATCGGCGGTCAACCAGTTACCCAGCGATCCGGTCTGATAGGGATTGGAGCTGCTAACCTCACTCTGGGCAGCTTGATTGCTGCACATGAAGGTCGCCTCCATTGAGCGCTTCAACTCAACCAATCGTTTAGCAATACCGTTGGCCAACTCATCGGTCACACCAGCGACGTTCTGGGTCTCAGCAATAAAGCCGACACGCAAGTCTTTACGGAACACCTGGCCGTAGTTGTTGAGGCGGGTTCGGTTCTCCACCGGGTTTCCGGCGGTAGACACAGTCACATCAGCACCGTCAACAACGCCACCCATAGTCGGGACAGCGTAATTATCTACGAGCCAAGAAAATTGCATATTTCCGATGTCTTTTCCTTTCGGAGACATTGAAACAAACGGGGTCGATTTCGCATCGACAATGGCAATGTAGTCCGCCAGATCCTCACGAACTGACGAAGTGGAAGCGAGCGGCGTTGTACCGGCTTGGTTTTCTTGTAGCAGTGGCATAAATCAGAGCATCCTTTTCAATACTTGAGCCAATTCAGACGTACCTCCTGATTTCTGAAACCGGGACTTAGCAAACTGCAGGTTGGCTTTGGCTGCATCCTTTTTCACGGGAGCAGCAGTGGGCTTTCCTGGCTGGCTTGGAGCTTTTGCAGGAACACGGACTGGGGTTTTACTTTTCATTTCACGTTCCATTCGCAACCTTCTTCCTTCTAGGAAATCTCCAACAAGCACTTGGTGCTCCGGTAACGCAGAGAGCTGTGGCAACTGCCGCAACACTGCCTGCGCCTCGGTGTACTGAGCGCTCTTTCGATCCTTCCAGAAGGGATAGATCTGCTCTGCGATAGGCTGGATCTGCTTGTAGTTGTTCAGGAACCGGGCTCTCGACGGGATGTGCATATCCAGTGCGTCTTCTACGCGCCGCTTGATCTGCTTGATCTCGCTAGAACTGTATTCCTTGTCACCTATTTCGCAGCCATCGATGTTATCCTCGCACCAGCGTTTGAGATCTCGGGCCTTGTTCCACTCTTCATCGAGTTTCTTCGCGTCCCAGACATCAGCAAACGGATCGGCTTGATTCACCACCGGCACCGGCCTATCCGACTGATTTTGCTCCAGCTTAGTTTTGGTCTCGTTCAGCTCCCGCTCTAATGCATCGGCTTTTTCTAAAGCCTCCCGCTTTTGACGGGTCAGCTTGTCGATGCGTTTACGGTAGCCAGACGGTTCCTCTTCAGCTTGGTCTTCGGTCTTATTATCAGAAAGAACATCCTCAGGCGACTCGGCCTGATTATCCTCTTGTTCAGCGGTAGGATCCGCTTCCTCGGCCTGAGACTCCGCATCCGCGGACTCGGGCTCTGTGTTTTCCTCGATTTGCTGCTTTGGCGTTTCTTCCTCCCCACTGAATCGTGTCTTCAGTAGCTTTGCCAGCGCCCCCTCATCGAAGTTGATTGGGTTCGGCAATTGGGATCGTACCGTGTTTTCTCCAGGTGTCGCTTCCTGCTTAGTATTGATTGAATCCATGCTGTTTAGACCCTGCAAGCTGGGTATTGTGCGCCATGGTTGTTAAGGTCAACCAAGAAACCGTTGTGGTAAAGAGGTACTACTTGGATTGATCCGTCAAACCATTAGCTGCCCTCAAATTGTCAATGTAGCTCGATAAATCCTTGAGTGAAGAAGCTCTACCACAGTTGTAAGCCCTTCCTGAGTCCGTTAAATCGGACTGCACGCAACTCAACACCTCGGACTCAATCATGTCCGACAGCATTTGAAGCAATGCAGCCATTAGCGGTGAATTGTCCCCCGCTGAAACGAAGGCCTCTTGGATTTTAGCTTCTGAAAGTCTCATTGTTGAACTCCTAGGCGTCCGGTCACAGCGTTTTGCTGCTGTTGAACCGAGAATTGCAGATTTTCGATGTATTTCTGCAGGTTAGCTTGGAACAACTGGTCCTGCTGGAGCTGTTGCTGGTACTTCGGATTGCTTTGGAGCACCTGCTGACTGAATTGCAGCCGCATTGCTGCCGTAGGGTCGTTCTCGCGCAATTGCGGAGGGTTACCGAGGCTTATCAACGCCAACTCATCGTTGGTTTCGTTGAACATTTTCTGGCTTGCAGGCCCCTGTTGCATCACCAGCTCGCTTGCAAGGTTCGGATCAATGGCCCGGAGCGCCACAGAGATCAACTTAGCCCGGTCAATGACGCCGGCAGTGTCCAAAGGCAGCACCAGGGTGCTGATAGCCTTCAGCTTCTCGGTGACCAAGTCGGTCGAGAGCTCCCGGACATCGAACTTCAGCATCACATCGAAGTCTTGGATGTCTTGAGGCAATGCAGTTTGTGACGCGGTCACGCGCTGGATCTCTTCGGGCCCCACATATTGCAGGGTCAACGTCAGCACCTGGCGGAAGGCCTCGGTCCAACCATGCAGCCAGTTGTTGATGATGCGCTGCTGACGCATCTGGGTCACAGCAGGAGCCACCTTCTCGGTGGGCCTGCCGAAGTACCTGTCGGTCTGCGCCATCACCGCTTCAATGAGCTGGAAGGCCACTCCAGGCTCACGGGCAGGCGGTTGTAGGAACCCAATCTCGCCGCGGCGTAGCACCGGGATCTGGATGGCCGGCCCGATCTTCAAATTACCGCCCCTAGTTTTGGGCACCTCGATGGGGGGCAGTGTGGCCAGGCTGGTGTAATCGAAGATACTATCGCGCTGGGCCTTCACTTCCTCCTGCCAGGTCATGCACACCTCGGGCACACCGCGGCTCTCGCAGATCTGCCGATGGATCATCTCGGAGCGCCAGATAACAAACGGATACTGCCCGTGCCCGTAGTCCAAGGCCTCAAAGTAGCCCCACTTGTCGCCTACCTGGGGACTGAACACCGTGTAGAACACTCCAGGAACACCGTCTTCATCAATCGACTTCTGATAGGCGTACACGATCTCAATCAGGTTCTCACGATCCATGACCGAGTTGTTGGCCAGGCCGCTCGTGTAGGAATAGTCCGCGTAGTTGGAGAACCGGCCCATCGTGTTGATGGCTTCCTGCGCCCACTCCTCATCCCAGTCGTCGGTCTTCACCTTGTTCAGCAACTGGGCCTCGGTCATGTAGTAGCGCCGGAACACCACCCGGGCACTCTGGATGTCGGTGGTCTCCGGGGGGAACGCCAGCTCATCCCAGGGGGCTAACGCGGCCACCATCGGCTTGTTGGTGACCATGGTGGGCACCGGGAAGTCGCACTCGCCCTCGTCACGCAACTCGCGCACAGCCTTCAGTGCCCGGCGCTTTTTTAAGTTCGGGAAGGCGGCCATGATCAGTTCCGCGGACTGGTCATCGGCCTCGGGGTTGGCAATGAGGTTAGGGAAGTCTGCTAGGACCGAGCCCTCGGGGGACTGGGCGGCCAGTGCCATCACCTGGTCCATGGTGAGGTACTGCTCCTTCTGCCCCATCTCCTGCTGCCAGGTGATGTGGACGCCGGCCCAGCCGTAGGTCCACAGGTACTGCGATAGCAACTCAACGTCCCGGGTTAGGTCGTTGTACATCTTCGCATTCACAGTCCAATCCATCAGGTTGTGGGCGGTCACAGCCTGATCGAGCTGGCTGACGTTGGTGGGCGATACCCGGAGCATCGAGCGCCAGAAGGCAGTCGAGCAGAGATCCACCATCCCGTTGATTACCTCATCGGCGAGCGGGATGCGCGTGTCGGATGCACCGTCCCAGGGGAACGCAGGCTTATTACGGCCACTGTCGTTCCACTTCTTGCCGTCGTCGGTTTGTCCTGGCCACTGGCAAAACCTCGTATTCTGAACACGTTCAGAGCGGGATGTTTGACCGAAGTCGGTTGCACTACGACGCAACTCCTCGGTGAGAGCTGACACATTGGGCTCGGGTCCAACCCGGGCCATCACATCCGTTGCCGTCTTGTATGAATCGCCTTGCATAGGTTCAGAGATTAGTATCCACCGCCGCCGCGGGAATTGAAGCCCCCATTGCCTACGTAAGCAAGGCCCGAGACCAAAAGCATACCGATGCAGTCAATAGGATCCTTGCTAGCCCCCTTCTGACCATCCCTGCCTGTGTGCTCGCTCAAAGCATAGATCAGGTTGCTGCAGGTCTTGACCACATACAGCGCCGGCTCGTTTAACGGGGTGAGCGCCTGCGTAGCATCGTAGGACAGCAGGCTGTTGATGGCGCTCGTCCGCTGGTCCACAGGCACGCCTGGCGCCGGGATGAAGGCCATCCCCTCGTCCAGTGGGTTGTCTGATTCAGCCAGTAGGTCGATGAGTGTGGTGCCCCCTTGTTCCGATAGTGCCGGGCTACCGCCGGCCTTGGGGTCGATCAATCGCATCACGGGCTCCCCATAGCCTAGCTCCGCCTCAATGGTCCGAAACATGGTCCGATACTCCGATATCGACCGGCCTGCATCCAGTGTCTGTGCTGGGCCTGCCTTGCCGTCGTGCTTCTCCGATGGGAAGGTCCACTCGCCGTAGTTGGCGTAGTCGGGGAACTCACGCACCACGATCCGCCGGCCATTCTCATAGACCAGCATCCACATACAGAACCAATTCCGCGCTCCGGCAGGGTCGCACACCATATAAAGCGTCCCCCCAGGAGGCACGGCCTCGGGCTCGATGCAGTGGATGTCGACTCTGAACCTAGCGAAGGCCTTGCCGATGTTGTCACTGGCCCACCCATAGGCCCGGGTCAATATCTGTCCCATAGGTGCCGTGATTAACTTCAACTTCATCTCGTCGAACGGGTTGTATGGGTTGTCCTCGCTAAAGAAGAACACCGTCCGCCTATTGGTCTGGGCCTGCACCATTGTCCTGGCCGCCTTACCCACAGGCCATGTAGGCAGCGCCTGCTTGCCCTTAAGCAACTCGGCCTCATCGAACCTAGTGATAGCAGAGCCGGCGGTAAATTCCTTATATACACTGGCAACGCCCTCCAGTGGAGTCTGGGTCACCAGTAGCTTGCCGCGGCGTGTAATGAGCCGGTAGCGCAGTGTCTCAACCCATGACTGTGGCACCAGCTCGTCGCACCAGATCATGTCCGCCTCCCGCCCCTCAATCGTGTTCTCCGATTGCGTGTAGTTCAAAAAGTCGCACCGAGAGCCATTAGGGAGAATGAATGAACCATCCGTAAAACCATTCTTCCGGCTGTAGTTGAGATAGTGGATCCTGCCCTTCTTGGTGCCTCGTAGTGCTACAGGCAGGTAGTTATATATAGCGGGTTGCTGCACTGTTACACTAGTGGCATGGCTGGTATGACAACACAGTACCGCGGCGTTCTCCTTCTCCAACAGCGTCTGCACCACTCGCCGGGCTGCCCATAGCGTTTTACCAGCCCGGTTGCCGCCGGATACCAACAGCTCCTGGGTGAGTGCGTACTCGGTGTTGCCGATCTCCCAGTGGTCAGGAATGTAGCCGTAGGTATACGGGTCGGCTTTTTCTAAGGTTACGAGCTGGGTCCGCTTGAGGCGCAACTCAACAGCACGGGGGTGCGCGGCGTCTACCCGGGGTATAACAGGGTGCTGTGGCTGCTCGTTCCACCAGGCTGTGTTGCACGCCTCGGTGCAGAAGCGCTTTTGTTTAGGGCCGGTGTGGTGCTTGAGGATAACGAATGGCTTGGAGCAGAGGAGGCAGAGGGGGGTGGACATTTGTTAATATTTTTCGCTTTGGTTTACCCGTCGCCTTTTGGCGCTGCAGCCGATGGCCTGACCCCCTCCCCCCATCCTGCCTGGGCCTGCTTGGTGCCGGCCTTGGCGGAGGGGTAGGACATTGGCCTTTTGAACGGTGGCTAATGTGCGTTTGACCCAATGTTTACGGGCTATTGCTGCGTGATTTTGTGTCGAAGTGAATATAACTGCTATTGTGCATCTGACTGCCATAAACAGGCCTAAATGCGTGGTTTCTGCGTGGTCACTTGTGGTAGGGGTAGGACATTTCGGGACATTACCTAAACCAAGTCATGGGTCTGCTCGTCGTTGACTGGGGTCACATCACGGTCCTTTAGGTCAGCCATTAGGTCGCGGTGGCTGATCGAGGCTGTCATAGATAGGTGTATGCTATTAGGCTGGCCCTTCAGTGTGGATAATTTGTCCAAAGTGATTCCTATCGCTACGGGTAAAGTGCGATCATCAATGAATTCAATTGCTGATTCAGCAAGACGTTTAGTGCCTTTCCATATAGCAACCTCCATGAATCCGACAACATCTTTGCGCCACTCTTCTTCAGTCTCTGGGTAGTCATGCGGAACCTTAACACCTCTAACATACTTGAACACTGTGCTTTCTATGAACCCTGTCTCTTTCGCTATAGTCTCAAGTGTCTTGTTGAGTATTACTCCTTCTACAATCTTATCTGCCTTGTCTTGTGTAAGTGTTGATTTGTGATGTTGTGTTGGGTTGTGCGTCTTCTCGTATCCAAGATCACTAGCCGTCTTCAACACCTTGTCGATCATCTCTTGCTTGAAATTGCCTTTGCCATTCAAGATCTGATTAACACGCACTACATTTACGCCACAGGTCTTTGAGATAGTTTCCTGTGATACACGTCCTACTGGTATTCTGCCATCAGGCTTACCCGACATACGGTTTAAACCCATAGGGATATTCGCCCCAGTGGTTGAGATGTTTTTTCGGCTGCATGGCATAATGCTTCACCTCGCACAGGGACAACCTAACCGCGGCAGCATAGTCCTCGCTGAGGTACTCGTGCTGCCCTGGCAGGGTATCCATGGCGAACGGCATCCACAGTGTCGGGAACTGGTCAACCCTCACATCCTTGCACCAGTCGATCCGATAGGGGTTTGGCACCTCTGACCCTCCGAGCGTATCAAGTGCGCTCATAAGGCAACGTCGAGGGATTGCGAGGCATCCTGATGCGAACATTCGGATCGGTACTAGCTCTGTGGCGCACTCGGCATCCGATGTCTGCATCCTTAGGGCTTTGACGTGCTCGGTGTCGATACGCAGGGCCGGCCTTAGCGGAATCGTTCTGCAGGGGTAGGGTATGCACACGGTCGCTTGGTGCTCGTGGGCCAGCTCTGCCATGCGGATAATGTCTTTCGGGTCGAACTCGATATCGTGGTCGATCTGGATCCATACGTCCTTGCCACTGTCTAGGAACCACTTGGTAGCCCTGCATCGTGATCGTGATATCAGTGCATCCTCGCGAATGGTTCGTAGATCTGTCTGTCTATCTGATGTACTAAAGTTGGCTGTTAGTCCTACCCAGGACATAAGACAAGCTGCACTGATACCACCGTAGGCATACAGGCTGACGTGTATCGAGGGCCTTGTGCCTGATGTAGTCGGCTCATGCACCACGGCTGTAGCCTGTGGAGCGTGGATGAACGGGTCGTTCATATTGATTGCTGCTGTTGGATTATTCATGGCTGTTTCAAATCGTGTTTGATTCTGTCGGATGCGAGTATTGCTTCATGCCCTTTGGCTAATATGTATGTGATTGATCCTCTTGATACACCAATTGCTTTGGCGGTGTCGTCCAGTGTTAAGCCTAGCTGCCTGAGTTCGTAGGCACGCTGGCAGAACTCCGGTGTGTACTGCTCCGGGTCGACGTGTATCTCTTCCTCGATGCCCGGGTCAAGCGAGCCGTCCTCGTGGTATTTCTGGCTGAGTGGGTAAGACATGAGACCCTTGTCGATGGCCCACTTGATCAGCCTGGGCGCTTCGTTCAGGAGCTTGGTGCGGTTGAGATCGTATTTGATGTTCATTGGAAGCTCGGTGATGGGTCTGTGAAGCGGCAGTATTGGCCTTCGTAATGGAGTTTTACCTGACCACATTCACCGTCTCGTTGTTTCGCGATAATAATGGCAGCCTCTCCTGACGGCTCGGTTCTGTCACGGTTTAGAAGCATGACCGCGTCGGCATCACGCTCCAGTTGCCCGCTATCTGCCAGGTCACTCAGCTTGGGCTGACGGCCTTTTTCCTTATCGGATTCCCGGTTTAACTGTGCCAAAGCTAGCATGGCCACACCTGTCTGGACGGCGATTGCCTTTAACTTGCCGGATACCTCGGCGACCTCGTAGGTGCGTTTCTCCGAGCGGTCTGCTGCCTTCACCTTCTGGATGTAGTCGACGATCACCAGGCGAACCTTGTGTTTGCGGACAGCCCTTCGGACATGGGCGGTGATGCTGGCGATACTGTGACTGCTTGGTCCATCGAGGAACCATAGGGGGCTGCTTGCTATCTTAGCCGAGGCCGCGGTCATGGCCCTCATGTCACCGTCGCTAAGGTCGCCAGACTTTAGGTTCTGCATCGGGATGCTTCCGATGGTCGAGACCATACGTCGGAATATGGCTTCCTGGGACATCTCCAGGCTAACGAATAAGGTGGGCACCTTGTCTTGGATGGCTGCTTGGTAAGCAATTGCTATAGCGATGGCTGTCTTTCCGATACTTGGCCTGGCCGCAATGATGGCCATCTCTCGGAGCTGCAGGCCGTCGGTCTTGTGGTCGAGCCAATGAAAGCCTGTAGCGATACCAGATAATGAGCCCTTACGATTGAACCTGTCCTGCATTTGGTCGATGAAGTTACCGGCTACCGTCTTTGAGGTTGCGAGCATCTCCTTAGATGCCTCAATGCTAAGGCCTGCTTCGGCATTGGCGACGATTTGATCCGGTTGGAGTGTGGTTACCGCGGATTCACGTATCAGACGGTCACCGGTGTCTCGCAACTGGCGACGATGGGCCGAGTCGGTGATGCCCTTGAGGTAAGACGGGAGGTTGGCCGGCGATGGGCAGATTTCCATGGCCTGATTCCAGACATCAAAAGGCATGGGCAGTTGGCCGTATGCCTTCTTCCATTCCTTACCGAGCTCGGACAACGAGGGCTGTTGGTTGGCCTGCACCATGGTGCGGATGACATCGAAGGTCTGGCGCAGGTTGTCCTGGCTGATCCATTCGCTCCGTATTTCTGCTAGGGCATCGGAGCAGGTGTCGATGGTTCCTGTCAGGCAGGCTCCGATCATGCCCAGCTCGTCGTCTTGCGGGTAGTAAACGTCGTTCACAGGCTATCCCTCCAATCAAGTTCCTTCTTGGGGCTGCCTGGTGTCGAGCTGATGGTAATTCCCTGCGACTTGTATAATCCCTTCCAGCCCGAGGCTATTGAGTTCTCAACAACCGAAGGCAGTTCTGCCGGTGTGAACTCTCGGGACCACTTGGTCAGTGCTGCAGTCAGGCCAGTCTTTTTGTAGGTCTCACGCTTTTCTGCCTTGTACTGCATCCAGAGCCTGATGGCATCCAGGCAGTTCTTGGTTCGGATGAGTTCGGGCAGTTCTACACCATGGGCAATCTCCCATTCTGACTTAAGAGGCACCGATTGTTTCTTCTTCTCTGTCTTCTCTTCTCTATCTTCTCTATCGGTTACCCCATGGGTTAGCTGTGGGTTAACCTGATTCGGTTCTGGGTTAACCCGTGGGTTACCCGTGGGTTTCTTTGGGCGTCCTCCTTTGCCTCCATTGGACCAGGCAGCGATGAGGCTGGCGTTCACCTCGTCCCATTGGTGGGCTATCAGGTAGCCATCCTCGACTCTGCAGAAGGTTTGCAGCATGGCTGACCAGAATACATCGGCATCACCAGGCCATCGGCAGACTGATGACAGGATGGCCGGGCTCCACTCTGGGAAGATGTTGGTCTTCCTTGTTTGGCAGTGTGACCACAGCCGGATGACGTAATTAGGCGCTGCATCGGTTTCCAGAAGCCTCATCAGTAGACGGGTCTTCCAGTGATCTAGGAAGTCGGGTTCAATTATCATGGTTCAAACAGAAAACCCCACCCAATCCGTGCTAGGAACTCCCGTACAAGCAACGGGACGTGACACGGAAAGAGTGGGGAAAAGTGGGTTGAACATGGCTTGTGGTTGTGGTGCCTGCGCTCGCTTCCTAGGGCTCACGCTGACGGGCTCTCCCTATAGGACAGCCTGTATTGTGTCCACCGCTTAGTAGGCCGGCATCAGAACATCCGCCACCTTCTGGGTCAGCTCAACATCACGCAGGCAGTAATTGATCGCAGCCTCACGGTCGCTTTTAAACAGTTCGGAGAACATGGCCCCATTGCCTGCCTTGTCGCCGAGCCCTAGATGCCTGCTGATGGCCCCGAGACTGCCGTGCGCCCTACTGTCCCCTAGCTGCCACACCTCGCGCAGGTCGACCACCAGGTCGCTCCAGTAGCGGCCTTGGCGGATCCAGTAGGGTGGGGTAATCCGATGCTTCCATGACCGCTTAATAAGGAACGGTAGGTCGAATGGCTTCACATTGAAACCGATCATCGTAGGCTGGCGCTCCATGCTGGTGATGAGCTTCCACCATTGCTTAAGCATCTCGGCCTCACCATCTGCATCACAGCACAGCACCGATGGGGTCTCATGCTCGATACGGTAGCCGATGCAGAGGATCTGGCCCGATAGTGCATCCAGGGCAGCGCCGCGGATGTAGTCGGACACGTGCGTCTCCTCGGCACGCTGGATCTTCTCTGCTATGAGATCCGGGTTCTTGATGTTGCCGAGCTTTACGTCGGAGGCAACGAACGGTGGGATTACCAATTCGCTCAAGGGCATCGGCCCTGTTTCGATGTCGAAGTAGATCTTATGGTTGGCTGGCATTTGGTTTACGGGGGTTGATTGCGTAGTAGGCTGTGTTTAGACCGACATTGAAGTGATCGGCTATCTCCCGGTAGGTGTAGCTGAGGTGGGTTTTACGCCATTCAGCGATCTCCTGGGCGATGTCCTTTTTGATGGAATACTTGCGATCCGTGTTTTTCTTTTCCTTGGGCCCCTTGTTGACCATGGCCTTGGAGTCCAAGTTTTCCTGCTTTGGCTTTGCCTGAGGCTTCACGTACCCGGAAGGCGGAGCACAGAGCTCTGCGATACGTGCGGCGGTTAAATTGATGTGCATGAAAGTTAATGTGCGTTTGTCGACCGATGCGCACCCCCGGCATTTCCCATGAGTCCCCGGTAACAACAGGTTACCGGAAAGTGTTTAGATGATCTTGCCGCAGTGGGGGCAGGTCTTGCCCAGTGTTGGCCTGGTCTCCAGAGGGACAACCTCCAGCCACTCGCAAATTTCGATGTAGCTCTTACGTCCGAAAGACCAGATGCAGCCCGGGAACAGGTGTCCGCTTTGGTACAGTTCCAAGGCGTGCTCCTTGCTCTTGATGCCAAGGTTCTCCAACACCCGGGCGGCCCGGACGCTCAATGGGAAGCCCCACAGGCTCAGGATTCCCTCCATCTGCTTGGCGGACTTGACGATCTGATGGATGCGTTGCCGGGTTAGGTTCAGTTCTCTCCCGATTTCGTCCATGGTGCGCCCTTCGGCTCGCATTTGAACCACGCCTGGCACCAGGTGGGCGACCTTGGCGTATTGCTTGCGTGTTTTCATCAGAAGGGCACGTCATCGAAGTCGGGTTGATCTTTGGCGTCGATCTCCCGCAGGCGCTGGATTACCGCGGCGATGAGTTGTTTGTCCTCGGCAGTCTTGCCGGCGCTGATTTGAGCCTTAGGCAGCCAATGCTCGCCTAGGCCCTTCACCGCGGAGTCTGTGAGCTCCGAGATGGCGGTGCCCTTGAACTTGCCCACATGGACCTTAGTGGCGCCCAGGTCAACTGGGCGGCTTGTCGTACCATCCGGGGTGATAGTCTTCACCTTGTCGTCATCCTTGGCCGGGCGGTCCTGCATCCGTACCCACAGGCCCGAGGGTTGAAGCGGCTCGCCATGCTTGTGCGGCATCATTAGTTTGATGTTCGCGTAGGTTTTGCTCCCGTCCTGCGACTGCTCATGGGCAATGATGAGTGTCACCGGCTTGCCGATGAGCGACTCAAGGTCAAGGCCGTTGTTCTCCGCATCGGTTAGCTTACGGCCAAACCAATCCTTGAGGACTTTGGTTAGAGCCGCCTTCTCGTGCAACGAGGGCACCAGTGGCTTGCTGAACACCACCCAGGGCTGCACCGGGTCGCGTGATCCGTCGATGAGGTCTAGCTCAAAGGCGAACTTGAACTTCTTCTTAACACCGTACTCGGTCTCGTACTCCCGGAGGGGGGTTACATCTACGCACACTGCTCGGCCACTAAACTCGGGGCACGGTGCGAACTCTTTACCGCCTGCTGCTTTAATGATCATGTCTTACGTTTTTTTGTTATTTGTTTGTTATTTATTTGTTATTTGGAGGCCTGTTTCTCGACCTCCGAAAGCTGTATTGCCATCCTGTAATAGTTCGCCCAGTAGTCCGGGAAAGCATCCCGGATCTGTTTAAGGTTGGATGGGTCAGCGGCGAGTGCTGCTGCTCCCAACTTAGAAATGAACGAACCACCGTATTCGATCATGCACCGCGCTACGTCTCTATCGGTGATCACTTAGTTGCCTTTCCGCGCTTACGGTTCCAGAAGGTCGTGAACTCTGTCTTGATCTTGCGAGCTGCACGGTATGCTTCGCCGGCCTGCTCCTTGGTTAGCTGATATGGACCGCTGCCTTGGTTGATGATCTTGCAGACTTCTTTGCTCATAGATCCTTAGCTATTCGGATTTCATTGGTGTGGATTGCACGCCATTGTAAGCAATGGTCTTCGGCCTAAAGATACCCACCTGCTCGGTTTCTTCGACCCATGAAGGGCCGCCTCGGACATGGAATATGCAGGAAGACATTCCGTTCCATGATTTTGTGCTACTCTTGGCGGAGGTATACGCAGAACCGAACGTAGCGTTTAGGTCGTCGGATGACATGGATTTAACATTTGCCCAGTCAAGATCGCCCTCGTGCCACAGCTTGAAGCCTAGCTCCAGAGGTGCAACAACCTCAGCAATGCCCGGGAAGTGCCACACCCACTCGTCGTGACTGCTGGCATCACCTGACATAACCGCGTAGCACTGGTAGTTTCCGAGTGGTACGGAGCCACTGCCCCAGTCGCAGCTTTCGCCGGGCTTGAGGACTGCGCTCCTCGTAGGATGGTCGTTGCATTTAGGCTGCTCAAAGAGAGCAACAAGAACAGGGACTTCGGTCTGATTTTCGATTTTGATGTGAGTGCTCATGTCAGTAGGTGTTTGATGATCTGATTTCTGTCTTTGATCGTCGCTCTAAGAATGCTCTCCAGCACAACGTGAGGGTTAATTGTCGCGACGTGTTTCCACTCTGGGCTTTGATCGACGTGCTTGGCTGTGTCCAGACTTTCTACGCGAACGATGCCGTTGGTTTTGTTTACGTATATGAATGCGCAGTCTCTCATTTTACCTCCTTCTTGTGGGCGTTGTTGTAGTTTTTCCACGCTGCCACTTCTAATCGTTTTATGAGTTCCTTTGCTTCGTTGAGTTCGCGTTCGAGTTGTTTGGCAAAGTCTTCGTCGCAAACCTTATACTTGGAATCATGCGGAAAGAATGACTCCTTATCTGTTCTCGGTGTATCACTCACGCCATTTGTCCTCCCGCCAGAGCAGCAGATCGGCTCTCATGGCGTCGTTCTCCTGCTCCAGTTGTTTCACCCGATCCTCCAGCTTGCGGACATCGAGAGCGATTGCGCGGAGTTGGCGGCGGTCGTTGTAATCGGCAAAAGCCGGTAGGTCCAAGATTCGTTGTTCTACGCTCACGGCTTAGCCTCCTTGGCTTTTAATTCGTTGATGATATCGCACAATCCAATAATCATTACCATGTTGGCTTCCGGTTTCTCAATCTGGTTGCGCTTGCAGATTTCAAGCCCTCGTTTCTCCGCATCCAACCCAACGTCCCGCCACGGTTCGTTGATAAACTGGCTTATCTTGATATTGCTCACGGCTTGGCCTCCTTAAATTTCATGTAGATTCCCCACGCGCCATCAAGCTTATCGGTAACACCTTCCAATGTTTCATCCAACCGCTTGATGCGTTCCTTTAACCGCAGATTCTCTTCATCTAATAATTGCTGCTGACGGATGATTGTGTTAGCGGAGTTGAGTTCGCGTTCGAGTTCTGCTGAAAATGCTCCCCAAGCGTGGAGAGGATTGTCACAGCCATTGTCATAACAGTTGAAAGATTCCGTCCTCGGTGTATCGCTCACGGCTTGGCCTCCTTGGCTTTGTTCCAGAGATTCTTTGGCAGCATGATCTGGAATAATGCAGTAATCCTTCTGCTCCCAGTTCCATGTTGGGACGTACAGAATCTTCAACAACGGTTCCATTGATCTTCGAGGTCTAGTTCCAACCTTTTTTCCGTTTGCGTATGCAATCATCACGTTTGCAGCGTCTAGCACTTCTTGTTTGGTCATTTGTTCTCCTTTGCTTTTGCCCACAGTTCAGCGGATTGATGATCGGCATACGGCTCCATCATGTCTCCTGCTGCCGTAAGCATTTTGATTCTGTCGTTTGCTTGGTTGAGTTCCTTCTTCAGTTTTAGAACAATGTGATTCGTGTGCTTTATGTTCAATTCGTTTTCCAGCTCAATGATTCGCTTTTGAGCTTCCACCAATTGGTCGTAAAATATCTGACTGTTCTGTTTACTCATATTTAGCTTTATGCCATCTATTTATGTTTGCCATGTCGTCATTGTCACGCAGGAGTTCATCACCAGCCTCCTCCAACCGCTTGATGCGCTCTGAAACCTCACTCAAATACTTCCGAGTCGCGGCTAGTTTGCGTTCTAGCCTTCTGCATACCATCGCTAGATCGCCTACGCTATGCGGAGTGCTGTCTGAGATGGGCGTGTCGCTGATCATTTTCGTGAGGTCAGGAATATGATCGTTCATTTCGATTCCTCCCATTTTCCAACCGGATTTAAAACCTGTAGTTCCTTCCCATGCACAAATGCCTGCATGATACGGATGGCTTCTATTGTTTGTTCTATATTCATCGTGATTACTCCAGTTGCTTGATGCGTTGCTTCTGTTCCTCTGCGCCTTTGTAGAGCTGCTTCACTTTCTTGGTTAGCCGTTCGTTCTTTTTTCTGTATAGATCAGCAGTGTCAGAATATCTCCGCAAGCGTTCGGTAAGCTCTGACAGCATTAAGATCTGATCGCTGTAATTCTTCACACGTTGATTCAGCTCTTGGATCAGTTGCTTCGCCTCCTCAGCATCTTTACGGAGCTCTAGGTTTGATTTGCTGAGACGCTCAATCTCAAATTCTGCTTCTTGCAGCTCGGTTTCCAATTCTATTGCAAATCCAACCCATTGTTTTGGGCAGTTTCGTTGATTTACCAATCCCTGAGAGTTGCCAATTGCATCCAATAGCTTGTCGGTTCTGTATGTGTAACTCACCGGCTGTTCCTCCCGTGCTCAATCACAGCCTTGCCCATGTCGATGTTCATTTAACTCCCTCCGCTATTAGAGCGTGTTCAAGTATCAACAAAGCATCCGCGGTCTTGAGTGTGATTGATAGGCGAGGATGGCGCTGCTGGGCTATCTGTTTGAGGTGGCCCTTCCAGCCAGTGCCGTAGGTGGCTTTAACGCCGCATTGGAGAGTCTTTTGCCAGCGTTGGGGTGGCACTTCGATCAGCCTTGTTTTGGTGCTGGCGATGAGCCCCAACAGGAAGCCCACGTTGCGACCGAAGTTAAACATCGCGCTCCCAGGTGCGCCTTTGCCGCCGGCGTATCCACCCACCTTTTCAAGGTACACCACATCCGAGATCCCAAGGCGGTCGATGATCAGCGTGCATATATCCTGATCGGTGGTAGGCATGGAATCTAGGATGATGCCCCCGTGCCCGTGGTAGGCGATACCGCCGGACATCCCTGGGTCGATGGCCAAGATCCGTTTCACTTAGCAGCCTTTCGTAGCCAGGCCTGAATGGCCTTGTCGGCTACCGCCTGCATTTTTAGGCCGGCGGCCAGGCAGTAGGCTCGCAGGGTTTTGTGTGTGTCGGTGGTCACGTTGATGGTCTTTGGTTTCATTACAGATGCTTGCGGACTTTGTTCCAATAAGCCTCGGTGGCTTGCTTCTTCTCGCCCCTGGGACCGCCTCCGTTCCACTTACGGGCTAACTGTTCGGTAGTGCAGCCCTTGCCGTAGTGCCGGAGGTAGGCCTCGCACACCGCCCGGGCCTGCACTCGGTTGGTCATAGCCTCCCAGCGGTAATGCGACCCTGTGAATCGGTTCACATCCTGCACCACACCGCGGTGGATCTGCAGGGGGCCTACAGCGCGTCCGTTGTCGCCGATGGCCTGATCGTTGCCCGAGGACTCTACGATGATCAGGGCCGAGATGAGGTTGGAGAGAGTGGTCATGGTTTGGAAAGTGTGCGCGTTAACCAGTCGCGCCCCTAGGGGTGGTATTTGCCCCACCCGGGGCTAAATTACTTTTTCTTTCTGATGCTTTTTACCGGTATGTGCTCACCCAACAGGTTGTGCCTTCCGCATCCTGGGCACTTGCGGTAATGCCACCACTTATCTCCAATCTTAACTCCATGGTTATTGTTCATGATAAGAGTTAAGCCTTTCGCAATCATTCCACATACGCATTTGATTTTTGGAGTGTTGATTAATGTTGCCAAATCGACGCCCGGGAAGTCGCTGTCGGCCCTGGTAGGTTGAAGATTATCGACGTCCTGCAGGCATTTGGTATCGGCTGCAATGTTTAACAAGTCGCTGTCGGTCATGGGTTGAAGATGACCCAGACCATGATTACCGTCTACAGCAATTTACTCTTTTCTGTAGATTTGAAAGAAAACCCAATGTTTACGCGGGTCAAACAGGGGTTACTCGGAAACGAACTTGGCCTCAAACTCCGCCTTCGGGCGCACGTAGATCTTGCCGGTGTCAACGCGTCGGTAGACCACCACCGGCCACTTGATCTCACCCATCCGTAGCTCCGCAGTATCGGCCAAAATTTCGACCACTATCGACCGGTTGGTGCGATTGTGGTGATTCACGGCCAGATGGGGTAAACCACGGTGCCCTGGCCATTGCTGTCGGTCAGTTCGACAGCGTTGACTCCCTTGAGTTTGGCCAGTGAAGACAGGAGCAGAGTGTCGTTGTTTGCCTGGGCAATGCAGGTCGAAACGATATCGGCATCGTCGTACGAGGCAGCCAGGAGCTCGGTGGTACGGTCGCGCCAGACTCGGATTACTCGGCCATTGCTGAGAGGGACGCGCCGCATTGATTCGACGCAGGGGAAGGTGTGTTTCATGGGGGTAGGCAAAAGCTCAGACTGGTTTCCATGTCGAGCTAGTGTAGACGTAGAGTGTCTCACTGTTCGTGTCGTAGTAAAGCGGAACACGTCCGGTGAGCGTTCCTGCCTGCGATACAACTCCGGTGGGCGCACCTGAGGCAGCCGGAATCCACGCAAATCCGAACTGCATCGTTGTTGCTCCAGCCGTTCCATAAAAGTCGGTGGAGTCATCTGACCAAGCACCGGGTCCGATCTCTGTTCCGGTAGTATCAACGAACCTAGCGATCCTGTTTATGCCGGACGAGGATGGCCCCACCACGTTGCCTGAGCCCGTACCAACAGCGTTTAGCACGCCGCCACTCAGCGACAGGCCTGACCCTAGCGTAAGCTGCTCCACACTGCCTGTGCCTGCCGTGCTGCGCCCAAGCACCCGGGCGGTTGCACAGGTTATCCCGGTGTTTTGAATGGCTACAGGGAAGGTGCAGTTGGTCAGTGTGCCTGAGGAAGGTGTCCCAAGGACCGGTGTCACAAGCGTTGGGGACGTTGCACGCACCAAGTTACCGGTGCCCGTAGTCGTGCCCACTTTGATGATCTTGCCAGTGGTGCCGTTAAAAACAGCTACATCCCCATCGACCGATACGCTGGGCCCAACCACGTCGCCTGATCCTGATCCTGTCGCCGCAATCGTAATTGATCCCTGGCCATTGGTGATCGTGATTCCGGTGCCTGCGGTCAGTGTGGCCTTATCCCATTCCTCATCAACCGCATCGCCGATGAGCAACAGCCCGTTCACGGTTGGTGCGGTGTGTCCGGTCCCACCAGAGTCGGCATTCAACGTGCCGTTCATTATCAGCGTACCAGAGCCAGTGATTGGTCCGCCAGTGAATGAAAGGCCGGTGGTCCCACCCGATGCAGCGACAGATGTCACGCTGGCACCTGCAGCTATGCCATCCAGCTTGGAAGCATAGGCGATGCTCATAAACCCATCGTTTACACTGGATGCAGCACTTTGTGAAATGACCGGAGTCGTGTTCGGGTTGGTCACACCTAAGCCAGCCCCGGACACGCCCACACTCGTCACCGTTCCACCACCTCCACCACCAGCCGCATTCAGTGTGCTGCCTGTCATTGACAGGTTCGTGCCCAGGGTAATTTCTGCCACCGCTGTACCGGATGCAGTGCTGCCCAGTAGCTTTGATGAAGCAGCGACCGCCTGGATCTTGCCGTAGGTGACCGCGTTCGCCGCAATGGTCGCAGCGAATGACCCGGTGCCAGACCCACCGACATCACCGGTGAGCGTAATCGTCTGGTCACCAGTGTTGGTGCCCGAGGACGTGCCGCTCAAGTTGCTTCCAGTGACCGTGCCTGATGCAGCCACCGAGGTGGGCACGATGGCCCCCAGAACAATCGTGATAGCCGGGGTAGTAGTGTCATTGGCCACCGTACCGCTGACTCCGTTTGCTGTAACTACCGAGGTCGTGGTGACCGTGCCGGCGTTGCTGGTGTACCCACTGGGGTTGGCCGCGGGATAGGCTCCCAACGAAGTAAGGGCTGTAGCCGCGCTGGTTGCTCCTGTACCGCCATTGGTGAGCGCCAAAGTGCCGCCGAGGGTAAGAGTGCCCGAAGTGGTTATCGGGCCGCCTGTGAAGCTCATTCCCGTGGTCGAGCCATCGGCATTGACGCTGGTCACCGTGCCCGTGCCTGGCGCCGAGGCTGACAGCGTGTTGCCTGTCATCGAGAGGTTTGAGCCCAAGATGATTTCCTGAACGCTGTTGCCCGTATCATCGGAGCCGAGCAAGCGCTTGATAGCAGAAGTCGACTGGATCTTGTCGTAGGTCACCGCGCCATTGGTGATCGTGGTAGCGAAGGAGCCTGTTCCGCTGCCTGTCACCGGCCCGGTCAGCGTGATGGTCTGGTCACCGGTGTTAGTGCCTGAGGATGTGCCTGTGTGCGTACCGCTAAGGTTGGTGCCGGTCACCGTACCGGTGGAGGCTACCGAGGTGGGCGTGATTGCTCCCAGGCCTAGCGAGATGGCCGGGGTCGTTGTTGAAGTGCCTACCGAGGCTGTGATGCCATCGGAAGGAGTCACCGTGAGGTTGGTCACCGTTCCCCCGGTGCCTGTGGCCGAGAGCACTGTGCCGGCAAACGAGATCCCGGTGCCGAGACTGATCTCCTCCACTGCTCCCGCACTGTTAACCCTACCCAGCAGGCGGTTAGCGGTGACCACCGTGAGGCCCGAGGTCGTGATCGGCCCCACTGGGACAGCCCCAAGTGTGGTTCGTTGATCTGCAGCACTAGCGTCGTCCAGGATAGCCCGGCCTGCCGCGGTGCAGGTGATCTCTTCGATCAGCCCTGGCCCTGCAGATTGACGGCCCAACAGCCTGTCGGTAGCGCTCACATACTGCATTTTGTCGTACGTGACAGCCTGCGGGGTGATCACAGCCGGGATGCGGCCTGTGCCCTGCCCGGTCACGTCACCTGTCTCCAGGATGTAGTCGCCGGACTCGGTGATCAGGAAGTCGCTGCCCTCGGTCAGCATCCGGTCGCCGCTCAGGATGATCACCTGGTCGCCGGTGTTGACGCCTGAAAGGTTGGAGCCCGTGACCGTAGCACCGGCAGATATTGCACCTGATGCAGTCACACTGGTGGGAGTGATTGCTCCCAGGGTTAGAGTGATGGCCGGGGTCGTTGTGGACGTTGCTACGGAGCCCGACACGCCGTTTGCCGTGACCACAGATACCTGCGTAACCGTTCCGCCTCCAGCCGGTCCCGGGGGTCCAGCAGGGCCTACAGGTCCAGCCGGGCCAGGTGCGCCTTGGATGCCCGATCCACCGGAGGGCTTGGTCAGGCCGGTGTCTAGCCTGGTGATCTCGCAGATGGCGAAGATTTCCGGGATACCTGTGAGGCCAGCAGCAACACCGAGGTGATCAGCGCCTGCTGCCGAGATGTAGTATTCAAGCCTATAGACATTGTCCTTGTGGGGCTGTACTCGGACATTTATGTCGTTGTAGGTGTTTGACTGATTGCTCACATCTACCGACACGCCGTAACCAATGATCACATCGACCGGTGACCCAGCACTAGCAGTGGCCTCTGCACTGGCTGTGACGTCGTAGATCCGAATCCTGGTGTGCCCAGTGTGCAGGAAGGCAGCCATGGCCCGGATCTGGTAGGCTCCCGCCGCCAACTTAAACTGGTTGGCAGTCAGGTCGAGGATGAGCCCGTTGGGATCGACGGCAATGGTGTTGAGCGTCCTGGTCGACCAGGTAGTCGCCACACCGTTGCCACCACTAGTGCCCGAGGTCTTGCTGTCAGTGAGGACAGCCACCTTGAGAGTCAGGCTGTCGACGTCCTTCCTGAGCCTGTTGATCAGGGTGGTGCTGGTCTGGGAATCGTAGCTCATTTGTTCTTACGTCGAAGGATGCGCTGGGCTTCGTCAAGGCTGCTGGCGATGCCTATGAGGCTGCCTGCGGGGCCGTAGAGGCGAAGTGAGCCCTTGGCCTTGCCTGGGAGGGCACGGTAGCCACCGGGGAACGAGTAGGCACCGGGCATGGCGGAGTCGGGGGAGGGCATATAGCGGAAGTCCTCGGGCTTACCGTACACCGGGTTCTTCACAAACACCGTGTTGCCTACGCTCACAGCCTCAGAGCCACCGATGACAGGCTGGTCGGTGCGCTTGTCGTAGAAGAAGGCGTGTTCCTTCGGGTCCATTCCAACTGCCACATAGTTCTCCAAGTCATCCGGTATGGATCGGTCAGCCATGATCTTGCCGTCGACCGTTGCCACCGGGAACTTGGCGGACTTGCCCTCGTAAATCCGCTGCACGCCTGGCTTGACCACAAACTTCGGGTTCTGCAAACGGGTCACGGTATCGTACCCAATGACCTTGCCTGGGCCACCTGCAGCGCCATCGGGCTCATGCACAGCAACCACATATTTGCCCGTTCTAAGGAAGGCCGGGATGTCGATGCGTGCGGCCACCTGTGTGCCCGGCTTGATGCTTCTAGCAGCACCAAACTTTGCCTTCTTCTCCGAGCTCAAAGCATCGACAGCCTCGGTGTCTGTAGGCGGGTTGGCGAAGTCCTGATTGCGGCCTACATCACGCTGGATTGTCTCCGGCATATAGCGCTGGCCCTCAACAGAAGCCCCCTCGTCCGGTGCTAGGCCTTCGGTCCAAGTCCAATCCGGCATGAGTCCGGTCTTCTGCGGAGAAAACACAGTGTCCTCAAGTTTTGCTGTTCGATTACGTTCGCCATGAGGACCGTAATTTAACCAACTGTTTTGACCGCGGGTTTCGCTGGTAATTGCTGCTATGGCCGGCCCGGTAAATAACCGGACATGAGCTTGCCATGCATTTTCCTCGCCTCGCGCTCGGAAACTTGCGCCTTCTAATCCATGTCCAAACGCATCGTGAACAGCTCGGAACAGATCGTTTGCCACTACAGGATGCATGACGCCACGCTGATCTGGCCAGGTGAGCCCGGTTGGCTCTAGCATTGGGTTGCCTTTAATCTCCGCTCCTGTAATGCCTTCCGTTCCGTAGCCGTCATAAGTGCCATATACAGCCATGCGTTTATTCGCACGAAGGTCACGCATGGCTGCTGATGGATTCCCCTTATACGGGTCGCTGGAACTATCAAAAAAACTAAACTCGTACCCAGCGTCAACAAGTGCCTGATACTGATCTTTTGTCTGGCGGATCATATCCGCGTATGCCTCTTGGACCTTAGGGTCTTGAGGTGCGTGCTTCATCTCCGCATACGCATCGGCAAGACGCCGAGCTCGGGCCTCGTCTACTTCGACGTAGACGGCTTGTCGCCGGTGGGAAATCCCGGCGGCAGCGGCATAAGATCTCGCAACATCCACGAGTCCTGGCGCTGGTCCGGTCGCACCCGCGACATTCGGAGCACCATCAAGCGGCGTATAGCTTCCGCGCGGTAGCCGTCCTCCTCGGTCTCCTCCCTGTTCGGGTCGTCCTTGTTCATAAAGTTTTTCTCCCTCGCCTGCTGGCATGAAATACGCCAGTCGAGAGGGGGAGTCAATTTGCTTTCGTTTCCATTTCTCGCCTGCCTCCGGCGTGCTTCCGTATCCGGCAGCCTTGTTTGCTTTCTGCGCTTCGCCCAGTTGCCGGTCGTTCAAGGCAGGCAATTTGTCGAGCCCAGGGAACATGACCTCATGCGGCTCAACCCGTCCCCGAATGCGATCCCAGAGGGTCCATTGAGCCGGGAAGACAGCAACGCCAAGCTCGTTTGCCCGGCGCTCGTTGATCTCAAGTGCTGAGCGGTAGGAATCCGACATTACCTGGAAGTCTTTTGGAGTCTCAACCCACTCCACCGACTTAATGTTCGCCGGAGCATTCGGGTTGATGCCGCCTTTCTTGGCTATCAGCGTTGCCTTGCGGCTGCCCATGGCAGCAAACACGGCCTCATTGACGAATTTCTGGACGCGATCAGCACCGTAGATTTGCGCTTGACCTAGAACGTCATCAATAGTTTTTGCCCGAGTTGCCGTTGGGTCTGGCAACGAATCCAAGGTGGATGCCATTTCGGCTTTGATGCTCTTGATGCGTTTATCGTTTTTGGCCTTTAGCGTCTTGAGCGTTTTCGGGTCGTCCTTGTTGATCTCCTCAATGCGCTTACCTTTTTCCTCGGCATTTTTGAGCCGGCGATTGAAAGCCGATGTGGCTTCCTTTGACTTCTTCAGCATCGAATTGAAACGGTCGACAACGATGCCTTCAAACCGTTTGCGGAGCTCTGGGTTTCCAAGCAGCTCCTGGCCAAAGATGCGAGCCATGTGGCGGTCCATGGCCGATATGGATGCCTTGAGCGGATCTTGCCACACAGATCCAAATGATCCTGTCTTGGTGCCAAACCCTTTGATTTGAGTTGTCAGCTTGTCGACAAAGTCTGCCCAAGATTCGTTGGATTTTTTGACGAAGAAGTCTGGGTTCTTGGTGAACAACCGAGCGGCATTTACGATGTTCGATATGTCCGCGGTGATTGCAATGCCAAGGCCACCCTTGCCAGCGGAGATGAACCCTAGCTCCTTTTTGAGTCGTTGGTTCAGCTCCTTCAGGTTTTCTTTAGTCGGGTTCTCTGGGTATAGACTGGCAAATTTGCGCACATCTTCCATCGAACCAAACCGCAACCGTGCCATCCCCATTTCATTGGGAAGCAACGGAGCATTCGGGGAGAGCATCCCGAAGACAATGGAGTTGAAGCTGGAAACCTTGTCACCAGGTGTGGGAGCCATTGTCGCCGCCAGCTTGGCTGTCAGCTTGGCGTGCGTGGTCTCTGGCAGGTTTGCTACGTCGACCGGATTGGTTTTGAGCCAGAGGAGATCGTAGTACGTGAACTTGCCCTCAAGGCCGCCGGGTATTCTCGCAGGATCTCCAGCCACGTCCGAGGGGATGTTTGTGATTTCTGAAAGAGGTCCAAGGTTTTCGACGCCGAATGCTTTGCCGTATTCCTCAAACTCCTTTGGAGTCCAGTCTTTCGGTTCTTTGCCTTTGAAGTAGATGTTTCCATTTTGATCCCTTGAAACTCCTGGAGCTTCAAAAGATGCACGCCGGGGAAGACCTTCCGCAACTTGTTTTCTGGCCGCCTCCTCTTCAGCCGGCATGAACCTTACATCCCCCGCTTGTCGTACCGCCCCGCTTTCGACTTGGCCTTCTTGGCCACCGACAGCGCGATTGCGACCGCCTGCTTCTGCGGCTTGCCGGCCTTCATCTCCGAGCGGACGTTGCTGCTGACGGACTTCTGGCTGTAGCCTTGTTTGAGTGGCATAATCTTTTTCTGCTTTGAGTTTGGCTTGTTCCTGAGTGTCGAAGATCCCAACGGTTGATCCATCGGGGCCGTACAGGCGGAACTTTCCGTTCTTCGACAAGATTCGATAACCGCCATTCTCATCGGTGCTGACCCTGGTCTCACCAATGGCCTCTGCAGGCATGAAGTTGAGCTGAGTGCGGCGGTAGCTCGACTGCTCGCCCATGTCGCCTGTCCAGGGGATCTGAGCCTTAGTGGAGTCGGCATTCTGGATGCGCTCAAGACGCAGATCCTGATAGACCGATCCTCCCTTGCGGTTGGCGACGTAGCCGGCAGTCGGGAAGTTGACCATGACGTCCCCCTTCTTGGGAACTGCACCCATGATCTCGTTGAACATATTGCGCTTCTTAGCGCCATCGATGCCTCCACCCAGCGCCTCAGCGGAAGGCACAGCACCGGTCTCAGCAATGTTCTTCAGGTACACGTCACGCATCGTGGACATGGCCTGGTCGTAGTTGTTGAACAGGCTCTTGTAGGCCGGCTTGGTGAGAGCCTTGTACATCCGGGCCTGCACCTTGCCCCAGTCGACCACCTTGACGTTGACGCCGCCCTTGCTGTTGATCGAGATGCCGTAGGGCAGGAACAGCTTCTGGGACTCGTCAAACACGCCAGACTTCCCGGTGGATCCGTAGACCTTCCAGTAGTTTCCTTCCATCAACGTGCCATCCCGGATTGCGGTGGCGATGTCGATCAGTGTCCTAGAAGAGGATGGTCCGAATATACCGCTCTTTGATACTGCATCGGCCTCGGCCAGGCTAAGTCTTCCTTCGATGACCGGGTTTCCGTAGGCATCCATGCCCGAGATGCTGGTGCGTTCAGCCTGAGGAACAGACTCGACGACACGCATCGTGCGGTTAGCTATGTCAGCAGTTTTGGCTGCGAGTTCAGCCTTAGACAACGGCCTGACGATACTGCCATCTGGGGCAGTCATAAACAGGTCCGAGTAGCCTCGGGCCATGATGACCGCATTCTGCTGCGCCTGGGTCATCTTGTTGATGTCGACCCGCTGCTCGGTGGGCTCATAGCCCTCCTTCGGAGTCACCAGGTTCTTGATGGCATCCTCCATCCAGTCGAGCTTGATGCGCCGTCCGTTGGCGTCGTAGAAGGTACGGGCAACAGGGTCGAAACCAGCCTGCAATGCACGCCTAGTGAACCGTTCCGAAACAGCCTCCTTGGCGTTGTTCAGCGCCATCTCAATGAAGGAAGGAATGCGACCCGGAAGCATCGTCTTCGGGTCTTTGCCTTTGAGCATTTCCTGCGTGTAGTACGCGGCAAACTCATCGGTGATGCGTTTAAGAGACTCAACCTTTTGAGCCCGTTGTTGAGCAGGATCAAAAGCATCCCGGAGCTCAGTGCGGATGCGGTCAGCAACCACGCGCCCACCAGCCGATTGTAGTTTGTCGGCGTACTTGTTAGCGAAGTCGGTGAATTGCCTCTGGAAGTTGGGATCAGCAGAGGCAGTGTCGATGGCTTTAGCCCCAAGCTGACTCACCATGTCCTGCGTGATGCGTGCGTGCAGGATCTCATGCGGGAGTGCTTCGGGGCTGGCCTTGTCGACATTAATCAGGATCGTCGGCTTTCCGCTCTTGATGTTGTCGGGACCGATTGCAACACCGGCATAATTCACGTTCTGCAGTCCAGCAGGGACCGTGTCTGCATCGGTGTGGAAGATGACATCGACTCCAGCGCCTTCAGCACCTGCAACCTCGGACAGCGCCTTAGTGAGCTGCTTGTTGTTGAGGCGTCCGTACAGGGTGGCGCGTGCCTCGGAATCCTTGATGGTCGCAGTCTGCTCACCGGCCACCGGGTCAATGTAGGTGAACTGCACGTCGGTGGGACGAGTGTTGAGATCATCCACCGCGGTCTGTCGGACACGCCCACCATTGAATGCGTTGGCTTGAACAGCCTTAGCGAGCGTGAACCCACCGTCAAAAACGCCAAAGCCAGCACCGCTGCCAATAGCCGCGGCAACAGCATCGCCTTCTTCTCCGGTCAATGCAGCGAGGGCACCGCCGGCAACGCCAGCACCTGCCATGGGCAAAAGAATCGTTGCTGCTCCCCTTATCGGAGTCTCAAGGCCGCTCCTGGCGAGAGCGGTGCCTAAGGCCCGAGCCCTAGATGATGCGCCTTCAGCCGCGGCAATACGCTCGCCAGCCCCCAGAAGGCCGCGCTGGGTCGCCGTAAGGCTTGGACCACCGGATACAGTTCCAGCCTCACCAACGGTCTCCATGGTCCCTCCTAGGCCCTTGGTTGCAGTGATTGTCTTAGCAACAGTTCCTAGACCAGGAACATTCATGGTAAGCGGGATGCCAGCAGCCTCACCCAAGGTGATTCCTGTGGTTCCTTTGGCGATGCCTTCCTGCACCGCTTGACCCATCTGCTCGGATCCAGTGACTCCGGCAGTGATTCTGCCTGCTATGTTTTCGGGGCCGCGGCCTAGGTTTGAAATGCGTTCGCCAGTGCGTTGGAGAATCTGCCCTGCCCGAGGGATTAGCGGGATAGCACGCTGCGCCAATGCAGACGCCAGCTTTCCACCGCCGGCAAAAGCAATGGATGACGGGTCAGCAAGGAATCCACCGACATCAAGGCCCTCCTGGCTGATTGCTTCCTCGGGAATGCCATAGGCCTGCAAGACATCCTGAGAGGCAGGAACACGCTGGTCTCCTGGTGCATTGGCACGGGCCAACTGCCGCTTGATCTCAGCAGCAGCAAGGAAGGCCTCGTACTTGTCGTCGTCGTTGCGGAGCTTTCCGGTAATGTCCGACAGCTTGTTCAGCGCGGTGTCGATCAGTCCGCGGCCCATGTTCTCGGCCTTGAGTCTGGATTGGACTGCGATTTCTGCAGCGGTTCCACCGGCAAGCTGCATCGGTGTGACGCCTTCAGGAGGGTCCATGTACTGCCCAATGGCCTCGCCCAGCTTGTAAGGCATTGAGGCAATGTCCTCCACCGTTTGGACGGCAGCGGTGCCAATGGTTTCCAGTGGCTTCTCGCCCAGCAGTGGCTTGGTCTTGGATACCTTCAGGTAGTCGAGAAACTCTTGCTTGCTCGGGGTGTAGTCGGTCTGCGCTCCTTGAAACTGCAGCACCTTGTTATAAGAGTCCTCAGGCGTGGGATCGACTTCGATTCCTCCCTGCACAAAACCGCCTTGCGCCATCTGAGGCGAGGCCTGTTGCTGTGGCTCTTCATCGACAACAATTCCGCCTTCAACGAATGGCATAGGTCAGTCTTGAAATTCTTGGTATTTCCCGGTGGCAGGATTGAAAACAAGGCCGCGCTTAATGCCTTGAGCACGCATATCTTCGGGCGATTGGAAACGCTGCATAGATTCCGCAGCGCTTTGAGCAGACATTGACCTCCACGCCTTCAATGAGCTCTCAGGAAGGATTAGCATTTCAGGCACTCCACGATACTTCGCCTGACTTACAGTATCACTAATCGTCGACTCAACAGCTTTGAGCGAACCACGCACGATTGAGTCAGCAGACTTTTTGATATCTCTCCGGATTTCAGGGGTCAGCTTGTTTCCGGTGGTGTAGCTGTTGTAGATGTTTTGAATTTGAGTAGGAAGACCTCCAGCGTTTCCTACGGTTTGGAATTCGTTGTCACGGACAACGCTAGTGGGATCTAGCGTCTTCATGTACTTGAAGATCAGCGCAATATCATCGGAAGGGGTTGTTCCCAGTTCCTTTATCTCCATCAGATTCTTGAACTGTTCTCCAACTGCCTTGATTTGCGGGTTCTTATTAATATCGCTAAGTGTATCGTTTGCCCATTTCTGCTGGGCTTCAGGAAGTTTATCAATTTCGGCCTGAATCTTTGGTTGAGCTTTAATTGGTGCGCCGGCTGCCTTCCCTGAAATCATTGGCTGAACGTAGTCAGTGCCTGGGACAGGCATAGAGGTGACCGTAGCCGGCAATCCGTATTCCACTTTGGTCCCCTCGGGTCCGATAGTCGCACCGAGCGCAGTCATGTTTGCAGGAATAGTCTGCCCCATCCTGCGCATCATTGGAATCAACGACTGCATCTGGGTCGGAGTCAGTTTGTCGCCGTACTTTCCAAGCATCTCCTGCGTCACGTTGGAGTACGGAACGGAAGGAGCCTGACCGGGCTGCATTGACATGACGTCGGAAAGCGCCTGCGTGAAAAACGGAGCGGCAGTTGCCTCTCTTTGAGCCTGTCCCAACTGCAACGCACCTATCGCCAACTGCTGCCTAGTCGCCTCGTTCTTGAAATCGTCCTGCTGGTTGTTCCGATACTGGTTGAGCATCGTCACGGTATCACCGAGCGCAGCCTTCTTCTTGGTCAGGCTCATGTCCGCCCATTTGGCGCTGCTTCCAACCAAGTTGCTGATCATCCCGGCATCACGCTTCATCTGAGCCTCGTAGGACTTCAGCGTCGTCTCATCCACACCTGCGGGAAGTTGGCCGGTGTCCTCAAAGTATCGCACAGCCTGCACCTTTGGATCAGCCTCCATCTGCTGCAGGAACATCTGCGTCACCGCGGTATTCGTTTGATCAGCAGCCTCATGCGCCTTCTTGTTCTCGGTGTAGCGTTCCAGCGCCTTGCCCAGGCCTTGACCGATGGCGGTGATGCCCATCGCCAGATTGCGGCCGGAAGCCGTAGCAGCCTCCATGTAGCCCGGAGGCAATGGCGCAACCTGTTGACCGCTGTAAGGTGTTGAGTAGCCGTATTGTGCCATAGATTTAGCTGTGTTGAGAATGGTATGCGAACTCCCGCAACTTCAAGCTGATAGCCCTCATGTGCTTGTAACCACCGATTATCCAAGCCACTTGTAGAATCATGTCGTTGCCACAGAGCCGTAGGACATCGGCTGTCTGACGCTTCCACTCCTCATCGGCTTTTTCCCAAGCAACGGAATCTGCGTAGGTGCTGGTGATCATGGCTATCACGGGCTGCAGCCGGAACCAGTTGTCGATGTAGAACGGGGTCGAGTAGAGGCTGTTGGCCTGCATCAAGATATCCAGGAATGCCTCAGGGCTAAAAGTCACATCCCCATCAATCAGGTCGTCGATGGAATGGCAATAGGCATGGAAGGCAGTGATGAACACCACTGCGTTGTGGTTGCCTCCTGCTGCGTCAAAGTAGAGCTGGCCGAGCTTGTTCATGCTGGATGAAAGTCGATTGCAGCAGATGTCGGCTTGGATTGCCACCGTTCAAGGTTCAGGAACACCGAGAAAGTGTCTGCAACCGCTGAATGACTCACACCGGCAGGCACCGGCTTAGACCAGCCACAGTGCCAGGTGGTGACGTGCTTCGACTTGTTGCCCATCGTCCAACGCATCCTCCCTAGGACATGGATGATCCGGGAGCTGAATGACTGGTGTGTGTGCGACGGGATAACCTCGCCAGCAGGGCAGCACCAGGCCTCAAGCTGCCAGGATCTGAACCTGAAGAGCTTGAGTCCAATGCATCGCTGGTATCGTTGGATCAAAGTGAAGATGCTAGTCCAGCCAATCCAGAGCCAGCAGAAGAGGCGGCGCTTGCAATGCCACTGCCGGCGCTTTTGAGACCGCTTCCAATAGCCTCCAGGGCTTGGCCCTTCATCTCATCCCGCTTCTCAAACATCCCCTGCTTCATCTCAAAAGCATCGTCAATGAACGAATCGTCCAGGCCAAGTGCCTTGAGCCGTTTGCGCTGTTCCTCGACATCCGCAACGGTGTTCATGGGGTTCATCTGCTGCATCGGGGCACCATAACCGGTGCCGGGCTGCATTGCAGGCATCTGGGGGGCAAACTGACTCATGCCACCGCCCTGGCCGTAGGGCATGGATCCTTGGTATCCGTAGTTCATAGGCTAGAGGCCGCTGACATACCGGCACCAATGAGTGCGGTGGAGTTGGCTGCAGAAGCAGTACGGGCAGCAAGCTGTTGCTGCTGGTTACCACCGATCAAGTTGGCGGCGTACTGCGACTCGGGGTTGAACAACTGCCCAGGGTTGAATCCTTGGGCCTGGCCTAGGAAGCCTTGAGACCCGGCAAATGCTTGGGACGGCCTGCCCAACACCTGTTGGAACACGTCGCCATACACACCTTGGGATGCCCCGAGGGCTCCCATGGCCTGCTGGGAGCGTTGTTGCTGCATTCCGGCTCCAGATAGCTGGGAGCGCACAGCCTCCTGTAGGCCGGCTGTGGGGCTTCCTGCTAGGCCTCGGGCAGCAAAGGAGCCTCGGGTCTGCTGCTCGACCTGGCGCTGCTGCTCGGGCGTTAGCCGGGAGCCAGCGTTGAGACCGGATTGAGCTTGGGCGGTAAGACTGTCAGCTAGTGCTGCCTGCTGTGGCGAGGCAGCCTTGATTGCAGCACGCGCCTGGGGACCGAGAGTTGAGATGTCGGCAATGTCGCCAGCTCGGGAACGGGAGCGTGCGGCGGCCTCGACCTCGCCCATGGCCGGCGCGATCTGGTCCCGGTAGAGCTGTAGCAGCTCCGGGGTCGCCGACTTCAGCATATCTAGCTGCAGCCGTTGATACTGCGGGGCATACTTAGCCTCGGCAGCATACTTCTCGGGCGCTAGGGCAAGCTGAGATCGGAGTGTGTCAGCGGTTTCCTTGCCGTAATCCCGTGGTGTTGGTGCTTCAACTGAGGTTCCCATATTTTTTGTCTGCCATCCTATAGATCGGCATCGAGCCTTTCTTGTAGGTGGTTAGTTTACCGTTGCGATAACCGATAGCCGGGAGGATTGCCGACTCCGGTGCGTCGTGAAAGAACTTAGCCGCCACCGCCATCGCGAATAGTGCGCAGTCGGCAGCGAACTGGTGCCAGTACCAATGGTCGCCATTGGGATCGGACTTCTGCCAGGTCCACTCCTTAGGCTCCGGCCCCATCTGCCTCCAGCCTACAAGCACAGCGACAACGTGCCCGTCCTGCAGGGCCACCTTGAGCGTGTTCTGCTCGGCATGAAACATCACATAGTCCTCCACAGCCTCACGGGTCCAGCCTCGAAAGCTGTCCGGGAGCTTGTGCAGCAGGTAGTCTGTGATCAGGGGAATCAAGGCAGGATCTCTTGGAGGATTACTTGGGAGGTGGCGCGGGTAGCGTAAGCTAAATTTCCGTCAGCGCTGGTTCTGTTTAGGAAAAACCCAGTGGTTGAAGCTAATGTGATTTGAGTGCTGCCATAAATCTTTAGTTTATATGTTACGGATGCAGCAGCTCCTGGTGAATCTAAAAACTGGATGCAATCAAACACCTGTTGGTAGTCGTAAAAGCTCATGCCGACAGGTTTAATTCCGTAAACCTGAAGGGCTTGAGGACTTGTAGGTATTGCAAGTTCTGTTTCAACGCTTGCAACAGTGCGTGTTAATATGAATGCGTATTTTGTAGAGTTTGCTCCAAGAGCGGAAAGCGCATACGATATATTAAACGTAACAAGCACCTTTGACGTAGCTGTCTGAGTGGTTATTGACGTTGTAAGTGGGGTGATTTCCTGAGGAGTAGCCCTTGTGGTTGGAACACCATAACCAGATTGTGCAAGTACAGTTGTTGAAGCAACCGCCGGCCTCAACGCATTCAGCGTACTCCCAGTCGTAGTAAGGTTAGATCCAACGCTTAGGTTGGTCTCAATGTTTCCGACTGCCGTGGTAAATCTTCCCAGTATCTTTGGGGTGGTTCCATCAATTTGCAGCAGCTTATCGGCAGTGATCGTGTTAGTGGCTATTTTAGCCGCAGTAACAGCCCCATCCTTAATATTGACGGTCGTTGCCGTCAGCACTAAGTCGGTCGTCGTAAGCGCTACCGGGCTTGCACCTGTTCCTAACCCGTTGCCAACTATTGTCTGATCGTTCTGAGCGAATAACGAAGGAAGTGGTACAGACTGAGATCCGAGCGTTATCGACCCACCATCTACCGTACCGGTGACGTCGACACTGGGCGTGCCTAGCAGGTTGAGAGTGGACGCATCCAGCGTGGTGGAGCTGGTGACGGTGGTTCCTGGCGTGACGGTTACAAAGAGTGGCATAGGTTAGACGTCGGTTTTGCCGTAGAGTCGGAAAGGGATTGCGATGGATTTGACGCTGTAGATATTCAACGCACCGGTGGTAGTGGTAACCACAGGCTGCATGGTAATGGAGTGGCGGCGCAAGCGAGCCTTCTGCGAGAACGATTGTACAAGCCCCGCTTGGAATCCGGCAGTGTTACATCGAATACCCGGCAATGTAGAGTAATCCTCGCGATATGGGTCGAGGAAGTTGTTCCCGGAGTTGTTGGTGACGTAGGTTCCGCTGCCATAGATGTAGTAGGCCGTGCGGCTCTTGGTCTCGTTAGTGGCAATCGGGTAGGACTCATTCACACCATCAAAGTTGGCAGTGATTGAATAAGTCGGATTCCATGAGGCAAACTCAAACTGCAGGTTGGTCCACTGCTTGTGTTCGACGCTGTTGTTTGTTGGGCTGCCTTGAGAATAGGGGTTTTTGTCACCGCTATGGCCCCGGAAGGAGACCGAGGTGGCGATCTGTTGGATCGTGCCTACACGATTGCGATCCTGCAGCGCCTGATAGTCGAAGTTGTGGATAAACCCGCTGTTGTCAGCCCAGCAGAGCGTGTCGGTGCCAGCGACCACCAGCCGAGTGTAATACCGTGGAACAAGCAGCAAGCCTTCCCAGTATCCTTCCCACGCTTGGTTGAGGAAGTTGTAGACTAGGGTGCGTTGGTTTGTCCCGTCGCCACCTTCCACCGGGACGCTCAGGATGTACCGGTTGTTGAAATAGGCCCCACATGACTTTTCCCAGTTGGCTTGGTCGATCTCTTCAATGACATCCTGAATCGGATCCGACAGCGGCAGCACCACCGACTGGCTGATGCCAAACTCGGTCTGCTTGAGGCTGATTACACCGCGCTGACTAAGGAAGACAATGTCTGACCCGGTAGACGCAATAGACGCCTGGCTGATGCATCCAAACTCCCTGGTAACCTCAGTGAGCCGGGTAGTCGACAGGTCGCCGTAGAGGTTCTCTACAGCCAAGATAGACCGTTCCTTGAAGACTATCAGCGTGGTCGTGTTGAACGGGTACAGGGCCACCACAGCGTCATTGGCACCGGTGTTGAGCTTAAACTCATTCAGGATCGGGCTGTAGTGCAGCGGATCCAGCACGTCGGACACTGCCAGGTAGTCGGGACCGTAGAGAAGCAGCAGGCGGTTCTGGAAGTACAGGCCCTCACGGCCAGCAGGGACGTTGGCACCGGAGGCAGAGGACTTCTTGATCGTGCCAGTAATAGTGTCGGACGTGATCTCCGTAAGAGTCGACGGTTTGGGTACGGTCACAACCACTGACGTAGCGGTATGCCCCGGGTTGGTGATAGTGACCGCGGTGACCTTGCCGTCAGTGATGGTAGTGGTTGCGGTTGCACCTGTTACGCCAGTTATTACCGGGACTGGTGCGGTCACGTAACCAGCGCCCTGATTGACGATGGTCAAGGCAGTTACACCAGGGCCAGCAGGAGCAACAACTGTTACCGTTGGAGGCGTAGTGTACCCTGATCCAGGTGTTGTCACGGTAAACCCGGTGACTTTACCGCCAGAGACGGTTGCTGTAGCCACAGCACCGCTTCCACCGCCGCCTGAAAATGAAACACCTGGAGCAGTGGCGTAACCAGCACCACCGATTCCCAGAGTGATTGAGCCAACCGTTGCCCCTGAAAGCACTGCTGTCCCAGTGGCAGTAACTGCGCTGGCTGTTGCGGTTATGTTAGCGACTGCCGCCGTGTTGAGAGAATCAAGCTCCTCGGAAGATCCGCTAAACAACTTTAGCGAGTTCTTGTCAGTAGGGAATACGTAGTAGATTCCGTTCGAAACACCTGCAGATACATTACTGATGGTCACCTGATCACCGGCAACAAACGGATGGTTCGGGACCGTGATCGTGTCGTCCGTAATTGATGACGCTACGATAGCATTGACCGATGCAATCCGGTTGAAACCGTTATCCAGCGCCGATATAGGCACGCCAGCATTGTAGGAGGCCTCCATTATCAACGGTAAGCCGTCGTTGTAGAAGTCGCTGACGCCCTGCGTTACGTCGTACCCGGTGGTGTTGTTTGACAGCTCAAAGTAGTACCGGTTGGCACTAGTGAGACCGGACGTAAGTTCAACCGGAGATGATCCGGTTTGAGCGGCTCCTTGAGCTAGGTGCAACGTGCAGACTCCTCCGCCCTTCACGTTTACGAACATCGCGAAGCCTTGTCCGGCTGTGGTCGATGCTACTTTCCACAGGTTTGGAGCCACACCAACCTGAACAACCTCAATCCGATCACCGGACTCCATGTCAGGTGGGACGTTTAGAGTCACCGTACTGTTGGCCACATTGACATCAGCGCCGGTGAAGTAATACCGGGCATTGCCAGGCCTCAACATCACCACCGCATTGGTCGCCTGCATCAAACGCACCGGGCTGTAGATGTCGTGCCCGTTTAGCGGTATCTCCAGGTCCGACTGGTTGGGTCGTACCAGATACATCCGGCCCTGACCGCCATCTTCTGTTGCCAATGTACGGGCCTCGTTGGTGGCTACAACTAGGGCTTGGTAGCCGGTGTCAGGATCGCGGAAAGGCAGCACACCGAGGATGTCGGTGAATGCATTAGTTCCAGAATAGAACTGGATGTTGCTGTTAATCGGAGCAGTTGCAAAAGAGATGGCCGCCGAGGACATCACGCAGTTGGTGTTGTCATCAAACAAGCAGCGCGTGCCATTAGGAAACACCAACGAGTTTGCGCTAGAGTCCGAGCAGATTATCGTGTTGTTGGGGATCTGTGTTCCGCTGACGACAATCGTTGTCTGTGAGTTTGAGGTTACCGTGACATTGCGCGTGGAGGTGCTCCATTTACCGCCCCACTTGGGCTGCACAATGCCCCACCTGTTCGTGATGAGCTGATTCTGGAAGATTCGGTTGATCGCCTGGCTGACGTACTGCGCCGGCACCTGGGCAGGATCTAAGCGCGAGATGACTCCCTTGAAGCCATCGTCGACCGACATTATCTCGGGTAAGTCGGGCATATTAGCGACCTGGGACAATTATCTGGCGCACATACTTCTCTTGAAGAGCTACCTTGTCGATCTCCTTGGTCAGCTCGACTTCACCAAGCTCAAGGAAGGTGTTCCCGAGGTCGACCTTGCCATCTACCCGGAGCATCTGGCCGGCTGCCTTGAGACTGCACACCTCGCAGAACCTGTATGGGAAAGCATAGGCGGTCGCCTCACCAGCGGTCGACAGCAGGGGAGGGCTCTTACGAAACTCAATCCAGACAAACGGGAGCTGCTCACCCACCAGGATGCCATCGTCGGTGAGCGTGTAGGCTGGCTCCTGCTGCCTCCAGGTGATCCGAGGATCGGCAGGCCATACCGAGAAGGTCTCGCCGATCTGAACAGCCCGGGTAGTCCCATCTGGGTTGGTCTGCTGGTTGACGTATCGAAGGAACTTGTTCAGTTGTCCCCAGAAGGAAGCGTTGGTGGGAACAGTTCCGGCGGAAGCAGTCGCAAAGAGCTGGTAGTATTCCTGGTCCTCGGGATACAGGACGATGTCGCCGATGTTGTAGACGGTCGTCGTGTCCCAGGTCGCAGTGCTGCCGTAGCTCGGCTGTGCCATCCCCCAGTATTGGGAGTTCAGTGTACCTCCAGGTCCGTTGAGAGTCGGAGGGTTGTTGGAGTTGATGGCCCCAACGTACTGGTAGTATTTCTGCTCGGTGGGGTAGTAGACCACCATGCCACCGGAGTAGACCTGCGCCGCGCTGTAGTTGGCCGCAAAAAACTCCTGTTGATACACGGTCTGCTCGGGCCAGTTGAAACACTCCCAAGCGCTCCTCAGTGACATGGAGATGAACGTGCGGAAGAGATTGGACTCCTCGGTCGTTAGCGATGAGAAAACGCGCCCAGTGAGCTCACAGGCACGTTGCAGGACATAGTCGTAGGTGACGGTTCTCATTGGTTACTTCCAGGATTTGCAGGCCCAGTACTTGGCGGAGAGTTTGGTGCCGGGGTTGTCGCAGCCGTGACGGGCGTTGAAGCTCTTCTTGTTATCCGGGATGTGCTTCTTGATGGTCATGCCCGGGTCGCCGAAACGCACCAGGGCAACCTTGCCGTTTTCCTTAGCGAGCACCGCGGACTTCTTGCTTTCGCCGGGGGTGGCCTTGGGCTTGTTATAGCCCGAGAACTTGTTTCCCTTGTAGTTGATCATTGGCTCTTCGGTAAAACATACCAACCTGCCGGCAGAGTGACGGTGGATGGCCCGACCAGCTTCTTATCGGCATCGAAAGCATAGACGCTGGCCGTTGTAGGCTTGGCCAGCATTACCGGATCACCGCTTGGAACCAGGACCACCCTGGTCATCTGGCAACCCAGGCAGATCGGCAACACGAGCAGCCAGATCATCCTTGAGGGGTTGAGGCGCTTGGCCGTGTTGAACATCGGTAGGTGGTGTTTCTCGGATCCAGTCGAGCAGAGCCTTGAGGATCTGGTAGACCCAATTCACGGTTTAGTTTCGATCACCAGAGGCTTCTCGGTGGCATCCTTAGCCAGGATGAGGCCGATACCAGCGGTCACCGCGGCGATGGTCGAAGCGATGTCGATGTTGGTGCTTGCGTCACCGTCGAAGGCAGCCCGAAGGGCACCACCAACAGCGACGAGGATTGCACCAACACCAGCGAGAGTTGTTTTTGTGTTTTTCATTTGGATTTGAACAGCCTATAGGCTCCGTAGATGGCGCACAAGAGACCAACCACAGCGGTCACCAGTCGCACCCAATCGGTTAGGATTGGCAGGAATGATGCAGCAGTCGCCCCTGCTGCTGCTGCTAGGCTGAGTCCAGGGCTGGTGCTGCTGTTCGTTGGTTCCATTACTCGGATTTAGGCTGTGCTGCGTTGAGGATGAGGTCCACAAGCGGAAGGGCTGCACGGGCGTTAGCAACGCCACCAGCCTTAACCGCGATGTCGATGAGTTGCAGGAGGCTATTGGCCTGCTCCTGCGTGAGTTCGATCTTGATCATACGACGGGAGCGTCAGCGATAACCACAGGCTCCGCAACCACAACCGGAGGCGGCACCGGCACCCACGGCAACGGAGGAGCAATCACAGGAGGATTGATCTGATTCTCGATCTGCATTGAGACGTTCACCTCAATAGCCGCTTGATCGACTCCGTTGGCGTAGCACCAACCAAGCACCTGTTCCTGCGTCAGATCAGGATATGGCGTGAACTCACCAGACGGCGGCTGGAACGAGCAGGAGCCGTAGCAAGTGCCGTTGTAGGTTTCGTCGGTGCCGTTGCATCGCCAATCGGCGGTGATTACGACATTTGTTTCAGAGCCTTCGATGGGCTTAACGAGAAGGCGTTCGATGATCCAGAGGATAATCATAAATTAGCGGGCTTCGAGGGTTTGGACGCGGGCGGTGAGTTCCTGAATGGCTTTCACAAGCACCGGAATAAGGTCTTGGCGAACGGACTTGTAGGGAGCTTCGCCTTCGGGCGCAGCGTCCTTCCACTCGTCGATGAGGTTCGGGAACACGGTTTCAAACTCCTGAGCGATGAAGCCTCTGTCTCCCTTAATGTTCTTACCCTTACCGGCCTTCCAATCAAACTTGCGCGGCTTGAGAGCGAGAATCGCACCGAGTCCAACGTCAATATCCTGCACGTTCTCCTTAAAGCGAGCATCGGAGATGGCAGAGATGGTCGTGTTGGTGGCGAAGATGGTTCCAGCAGCATTGACATAGAACCTGTATGCAGCAGCAGTCGTATTGTAAATGTTGAGATTGTCAGCGTTAGCTGATGCACCGTTAATTACGCCGGTTGCTGTAAGCTCGCAACCGAGAGTCGTTCCGCTGGGCGCAGTCTTAGCAACTAGCAAATTACCAGTCGTATCGATTGTAGCAGCGATCATGCTGCTTCCACCCGGATCTAAAACAAACTGGAGTTTGTTGCTATTCGCAGCGGAAGAACCAACTCTAATGCCCCAATTATTTCCGCTTGCTGCAAGATTGATTTCAGAATAAGCAGCAGCATTGACCGATTGATTCTGAACTCGGGCAATAGTTGCGGCGGACTGGTCTTTTCTTACATCCAAATTGCGATTAGGTGAATCACCAATCCCCAACCCCGTAGAGTTGAGGGTCATGGCGGTGGTGCCAGCTACGGACCAAGTGGCAGTACCATCGGAAGCGATAGTATATTTATTAGAATAACTAGAGCCGGAAGTCTGAATTGCAAAAGTTCCGCTGGTAACTCCAAGATATGCTAATCCAGAACCAGAACCGTCTTCTAGTCCAATAAATGCACCGTTTGATCCTGTTCGCTTAAAAACAGCGAGGGTTCCTGAGGTT